CACCTCTATTTCCAAATTGATCTGATAATAATTCCCTTTCACTGAATACATAATCAGAAATACTGTCGGAAATATTTATTATCTGATTTGATACTAAAAGAAGAGTGTTTTCTGTAGTATATCCCCAACCACCATCTATAACCTTATATGTTATTTGGCCAGTGAAGCTTCTATTGATATCGGTAACTATAAGTTTTGCGCCAACCCCATCGTCAGAATCTATTTCTAAAAGATCGCCCACTTGATTTCCAGTAGTAGCATCTTCAAAATTTTGATCTATTAATACTGAAATCAAAGAACCATAAATTCTGCCATAAACTCTAACAGAGCCGTCATCAAACGATGCTATTAGTTGTTCGAATCCAACAAAACTACCTTTTACGTTATTTAAAAATACAACTGGAACTACGTTGCCATTCAACATCAGAAATAATATTTTGTTTACTGTTGCTTCTGCTTTTGAAACAGAACCGAATATTCTTTTACCGATTAAATTAGCATATTTGTCAGGGCTATCTGGGAACATCAGAACATAGGTTACGACATTCCAATTAGATTCCGAAGGTTTGAGTATAGATTCGGAAGGATAGAAAACTTTCACTTCCTGCTCGTAAAAAAGTTTGAAGAACAGTTTAAGACCTTCTTCAGAACCTTTTCTTCTATATAAATCTAAAATGTGCTTGACAATGAATCGTATATTTTTTTCGTTAAAAGGTAATCCAGACAGATACTTTTTTTGATAAAAAATTAAAAGAGTTTCAAGTGTTCTATCTATATCACGATACTCGAAAAGTCGTCTACCCTCGTAGATAGATTGGCTTGGTTGTGTTTCAAGAAATTCATAATAATTTTTTACAAAAGAAACCAGTTCAGGCCCAGACTCCCTATATATGGCTGGGAACTGACTTTCTATCTGATATGTTATGAACTTTTCTACTTGCATTATCTTGTCTCTATAAGTTTAATTTTTACATTTTCGTCACGAACTGTCAATATTCTACTTTTTGGTGATAATATATCCACATTGACTGTATTAGCAAATATTTTTATTGCGGACCCTGGAAAGGCATCAACAACAAAGCTTGATAATCTTACAACGCCATTTATGTAGTCAACCGTACCAACAGAAGGAACAAGGACTTCTATATTATTTATATCATCACTCAAAATTTGTATGTTGCCCATACCATCGTCTTGTAAGAAAGAACATACACTCTTATAGTTAAAAATAGAACTTCTTACCGCAGGTTTGTAATCGCGCACACCAGATACTTTTCGGAACGGGTAAGGCTTTATCAATTCTGCACTGAAATTGAATGCTGGATTTTGTTCAACTCTTAGGGGTGGTGAATATTCTATGAATGGTTTAGTAGTTATACTATTACTTAGAATACCAACATCGGAATCATCTATTATTGCAGAAAGTCGGGAGTTTCTCAATACTGTGCCAAAATCTTCTAAAATGTCATTATTGTAATCTTTAATTTCATTTCGTATGTTTTGTTCAAGCTCTGGCAAAGATTTTGTCGTTAGGTTTCTACTATAAAATACATCAACATCCATATCTACATATATGAATTCTGGGTTTATGAATATTGGTTGAATTGCAAGTGGTGTTTTGTCGCTAAGGTATCTTTCAAATTCGCTTTTGGTAGAATCTGATATGAGTACGTTACCTTGCTGATTTACCGATATAGCAACTTTACCATATCTTGGCGGATCTAACTCATCGCCGCCATAAACTGATACCGATTTTATTTGGGGGAATCTCTGCTTTAGCAATATTTCATAGTCTGTTTCAGTTACTGCTCTTTCTTGTATCTGTATAGACTTTGGCGCAAAGAATTTTATGCTACTTACGCTTTCACGTTTTGCACCACCTTCAGCTGGTTTTAGTGTCTCTACTATTATATTTGGTAGAAAGGCAGTTGTGAATTTGTTTGAACCGTTTGGTGCGTCTTCATTACATACACGATAGCTGATGCCTATCTCATCATTTATCAATGGCTGCTTACCAAAAACATTTTTGCCAAAAACAACTGAATATAGATTGTCGAAATGTGGTTCAATATAAAAAACACTGTCATCTGATTTAACACCAAATATATCTCTCTTATAAACAAACTCCTCAAAATCTGTATTAGTTTCATCTGTGACATCACTACTTAGGTCGCCAACGAATACCCTAATACTTTCTATATCTACATTTTCGTTAGATATTACACAGCGAAGTCCACTTTCTTCTTCTAATATAAATGCTTCTCTTTGAATGTCTGGAATCAAAAAACCTTCAAATATAGTCAAACCAATTTCTTCCCCACGTTCATTAAAATCGGTTGCGATAAACTTATTGCTCCCACTCAAATTCGCAGTAGTTCTTCTTGCAATATACGTTTGGCTTGTTACAAAAGAAAAATTGGAATTTTGAAAAACTGTTGAGAACTGTGTCCCTCTTGGAATTAAAATAGTTGCGGCTGGATTTGTACTGTCAAATCTTAATCTGACAGATGCTCTTGAAGAAGTTGCCGACCTTGGCAAGTAATTAAGCTCCTTTGCATGAGATATTATAGAATTTCTCATTTGCGCAGAATCAAGGAACATTTCTTTAAATGCCATGTTCGTGTAAAAGTTGTTCTTATATGTGTTATATGAAAGCACATCAAGTAATACGTTAAAGTTAGAACCTTCAAAGTCATAGTCTTTGAATTGATTTTGGTTGCGCAAGAAATCTTTTAATTGATCTTTTGCAGCAAAGAAATCAAGCTCGGTTATTGGTTTGTTTGTCATCTTACCTAATTCTCTCTAAAAATACAGTAACAGTTATTGGGCTTTCGTTATTTCTTATATAAAATGAAACGTTGATGCGCAGAGCATTATCATCTAAAGAAGAAGTAGCCTCTACACTAATCAATTCAACTCTTGGCTCGTATGCGCTAATAGTTGCCTTGACTTGTTCTTGAATTATTTTTATAGTAGCTGGTGTGTTATTTTCAAATAAAGTTGCTCTCAAATCACTACCAAGATTTGGTTGAAATAATCTTTCGCCTCTATCAGTAAGTAATAGGTTTCTTATAGATTCCTTTATAGCTTCTTCATCGCGCTTTATTGCAATGTCGTTTGATATTGGATTGGCAGTCAAATCTTTGTGAAAATCTGAATATAATGATACGCGCTTGGCTACAGGCGATATGAACGGAACAGGCATGTTTAACTCCCCCAATTTCTTTTAGGACCAAGATCTATATGGACAAATCTATTTCCATATCTTCCTATTCCTAAAAATCCTTCTTCGTATGCTATATTTATAAACTCTTCTCTGTTTTGTGTATTTATACCACTCCAAGTTATATCAAATGCTGTACCATCCATGTGCTTGCTATTTTTGGCCCCATCAATAGATTTATTGTATGCTGGACTTCTGTATCCACTAGTTACAGTTAATACCTTACCAAACCTTTTTTGAACCCGCATTAAATATATCCTTGCGGTAGGCGATACTCTTATCCAACCTTCTATGCCCATCCTATTTGATTGCAACCCAGGTCCCATTTTTATTCTGTTGTCACCTTTGCCCCCGTTCCAACTGGTGACTCCTTCTATATCTTGTTCAGATACTGGTTGTGGATTACTTGTCCCTGTCGCACGTGTTCGATCTTGCATACTATCGGTTTGTGATTTTCTTGTCTGGGAATCAAACCTAAGTGCACCAGATTGAATAGCTCTTGTGGTGTTCATAGCACTTGTTGTTCTGATAGAATCATATGAGGAATTGAAGTTAGATGCGAATGAATCCAATGGTGCTTTTACGCTATCTATCAATCCCTCTACTTGCTCAATAAAAGTGCAAAACCGATATATCAAATACTGTATTTCTTCCAATGATGGATTTTTGAATATGTTTATAGCATAAGCCAAAAGGCCATTTACCTTTTCTTTGAAAGCTTTGATATTTTCTTCTGAGAAGAAACTTAAAGCCTCGTCTTTTATCTGTAAAGCAATGGCTAAAATTGACTCGACTGTGAAAGTTTGTACTTTTGATATTATATTGCCCACATTAAAATTTTCTACTATATTTTTTATGTTTTCTATTGACTTATCTATAATCTTACTAATTTGATTTTTCAAATTGTCTAACAAACTTGCGATACTGAAGTTCGTTATTTTTCCAATAAAGTCACTTATTTTTCCGGCCAAATCTTGTGCCAATGTAAAGAACCCAGCTACTGCTCCAAATATCGTAGGAGCTAATGCACAGAATGAACCAAGTGATGATTTAGAAAAGCTACTATTGTAAAAATTATCCCATTGCCTTAAAGTGACACTTGGGTTTTCAATATATTCTTGGGTTAATGATTGTGGCGTGAAAAAGTTTGATATCGTAAACTCCGCTATTTCAACAGATGTTATGGATGTTCCTTGATTTAAACGAAACTCTATATTTGGATATTGCAGAAAATCTATTTTGGCTTGTGGAGCTATTGGATTTTTTGCCCTATAGAAAAACAAATTCGTGGCATTGACAGAATTCCTAAAGTCTTCTTCACCAAAATTAGAAATCACATCAGCAATCGGATTTCTTTCCGAAAATATGATCTGACTTTCGAAATTTGAAACCAAAAAAGAAACATCACTTCTTCTTAAAAATCCATCATTAGAAGGGGCAACATTAGTTGCGTTTATATATTTTTTGTCCATGTCGCTTGTATTGTCACAAGAGTTAGGTGCATTTGTCACAACACTAGTTGGCACGAAAACTTCAGCTAAAACGCGATTTTCTATATTATTTGGATTGTCTTGGTATTCTATCATTGTAGATTCCTATTAAACCATAACCCCACCAGAACCAGTGTAGTTCTTGATGTAGTCTATTGCACTTAAAGTTGCACTAATTGATACGTTCGATTTATTTGGACCTCCGTAAAAACTATTGCCAGCTTTTGGACCAGTTATGACTGGCAAACCTGCCCATATTCTAGCTATATTATTTCCGAACTGTTCTTTGGTTATTGCGCCACTTTTGTATCTATTGAGACCACCGTTAACCAAAAGTTGGATTCCGAGTGCATCTTGCACGTCCGGTGAAAACTTGTCACTGTTACTGATATTGGTTCTTGCAAGTGTTTCTGTAAGAGTAGAAGGTATGATTTGGTATCTACCTGCCGCAAATATCCTATCTGGATTAGATATAGGTAATGCTTGTCTTCTACGCAATTCTGCAATTGTCATTTGGCTAAAATCTACCTTGCTGTTGGCGGATAACACCTTATTTCCAGAAGTTCCTCTATTGTACGCATTATATCCCCCTGCTGCTTCTGATTCAGCCTTGGCAATAAGATTTAATAATGATCTTAATGCTTCTGGTGCAAATTCAGAAGTCTCGCCACCACCACCACCTACTGACCCATCGTTATCGTCTTGTGATGAAAACCCAGTAGAACCGATTGATGAAGTGTTTTTATATGATCCGCCGCCGCCTCCTGTAGAACTACCTGTAGAACCAGCTGTAGAACCGATTGCTTTAGCTGTTGGTTCTGGTAATTCTGCGCTTTCCGCAGATTTTGCGCTATTTGAATTGCTTGCTTGCACGGGCACGACTGACTGTCCACTTGAAAGCTGTATGATATCGTCTACTGCTACCAAACTAGCGTTTAAGCTAATTTTTGTGCCGCCGCCTATCTTGACATGACCGCCTTTAATATCAAGCGCACCAGAAGAGGTTAGGTACATGCTTTGTGATTTTATGTTGGCAACCCCACCAAATTGTGCAAGTAAGTCATCACCTGATTTTATATTAATCGAATTAGTTGCTTCTTGAAATATGGAAATTCCTGATTTTATATGGATAGACTTGGCGGATTCGACATTCATGTTTTTTGCTGATTTGATATTAACATTTTCTACATTTGCTTCGATTCTAATCTTAGCGCCTCTTGCTTGTATTTCTTCACTTGAATTTAAGTTTAGCTGACCTGCAACAGAAAGTTCATGATTGCCATGGATCATTTGTCTATAATCTCCGAATATTTCTTCGGTCTTATTTCCTTTCACAATAACATGACTATCGCCTTCTATCGTTACGATACTGCGACCACCTATATAAACATGATGATTATCTTTTGTTACATCATACTTATCTGACGCTGTTTTATCTAATTTGGTTCCTCTGGAATCTATTTGTAAAAATGAACCAGAGCGATGCCATATCATTATTCTTTCGGCACCTGGGGTATCATCTATTTCAATAGAGTGTCCTGATGCGGTTTCTGTAACTCTATTAAATGGGTATTGTGCAGCATATGCCGCACTTGGTTCTTCCCATGTTGGGTTTCCTTCAGTAGAAGAAATATTACGTATTCTATTTACTTCTTGACCTAAGACGTAAGTTTCTTCTATGTTTTCGCCTCTTGCCAATCTTGACAAAAGTGGTTGTCCAAAATCGCGCGCCCTACTACCAAAAGCAAGTCTATCATAATATGATGGCTCACTGTTGGGGAATCTACCCCAACCATTTTTTTGTGGATCTATGGTTTCGGTCATTTGCGTAGGGATCAATCCTAATATCATAGGCTGTTGTGCATCACGTCCATCAATGAAAAATCCAAACACCCAAGAGTTCAATGGTGGAGGTGGATTGTTTGGATCATAGCTACCGCTTATTGGGATGGCCCATGGAAGGCTATCTGATGGAACTTGGTCTACTGTACCATGAACGTTGAAGGCCCTTACCTGTACCCTTCCTTCAAGCCTTTCGTCCACATTGTTTTCGACCACACCGATAAACCACAATGGGTTCTTTATCCCCATGCCACTTTCTTCCATTATGAACTCCAATCATATTTTACTAATTGCATAACTACTTGATATACGTCATTGTCAAAACTGTGTCTCAAGGTATGTAAAAGATAATTGCCGGAAAGTTGGGGGTTGTTTTTCTTATCTGAACTTGAAGTAAATTCTGTTACCAGCAACTTAATCACATCGCCCGCCTTCAAGTCTAATCTCCCATAAGCAACTGCATTTACTGTTGTACCTTTTAGATGATGTCTATATGCTAATCTATTAGAAGCAATCTCAGCTAAAAATTGTTCGCCCCTAATATTGCTGGGCTCGTCACCAAGTGATCCGTAATCTCGAACCAACAAAAACTTTCGTTCGTTTTCTTGTACAAAAACATCGTTTTCAAATTGTTCGCTGTGTGTATCTTTGCTATTAACATCAAACTTAATGTACCGATCTTTTTCTTCTCTATACACATAACGATTGTTGATAAGCTTTTTCCTTACTAAGTCTAGCTCAACAACATTGTTTGTGTAGGCTCCAGAATTTAAATCGGAAATTGAGTCTGCTCTTTGTGAATTATACAACTCTTTAAGATTTTGCATCTGCTTCAAAAATTCTATTCCAGAATTGTCAATATTAAGATCGAACGTAAACTCTTTTATATCTTTGCCATCATTGTCAAATGCGGTTTTCATAAGAAACTCATCAGATACGAAATTGAAGCTATCGCTGTTTTCAAAAAATCTAAAAGAACAAGAAGGACTTTCTATACTGTATGCCCTTGAAGCCAAAAAATTCATAGTCTGCATTGGCGTATAGTTTGGGATGACACATCTGAAAATGCCTTCTGTCGGTTCTATTACAATAGGTTTTGGACTGTCATAATACTTTTCGTATACATCCTGTGCGATGTTTGAAATAGCGGTTTCGTATGGCGTCAGTATTTTTCTCAAACCTGCTTTAAATCTTGCATATGAAGTAAAATGCATCGTGTATATCACACCATCATTATTTGGTTTTATCTGGACGTTATCAATTTTATATACAAAAAGATCGAACACTTTTTTGGTTTTTAATGGGTCTATAAAAGATAGCTCTAACCGCTCTTCGCCGCGAAGTGGAAAATCTTCCATAAATCCTATATTATCTACTATATCAATAGAACCTCTAATGCTATCATATTCTATGGATTCATTTATATCAATTCTTGGTATTATATTTTGAATATCAATTTGCTTGCCATTATAATTTGATATAATAGCTTTTTCTAAAGTATAAAACCCAGGTAATACATATCCTTCTGACATTATCTATTTCTAATTTCATCATCAATTTGCGACAAGTATTTCTTGTCAACTAAAAGAATGTTTCTTTTATTTTCATTAGTAGCATATTCGAGATCATAGATTCTATAAGGCTTCCATTCTTCTGGAATGATCCTATCAATAACAATTTTTTTATTCGATTCTGTTCTCAATATCACACTATCTTCTTTTCTTAAATATAAAGTTTGGAAGCTTATTGGGTTTAATTTTATTATATCTGGCATCATACTTCCTTATAGTAGTAAACTATATTATCATCATTGTCTTGTCTTCTTGTCCAATCTACCACATCATAACCTTCCAATCCACCTGATTCAACTTTGTA